AGCGGCAGGGCTCGCAGAGAATGTAGCGCTAAGGTCGCTAATGTCGTCAACGCGGGCCTGATTGTTGTCCGCAGAAGTGGTCTGTAGATTTATAATCGAAGCCTGGTTTTGACCTACCGTGGTTCCTAGTTGAGTAAGCGCCGTGGCGCTATCACCGGTGACTGTTTGAAGGCTTAAGATATCTGAAGACTGAGTAGCCTGTGTCGCCTCAAGCAATGTGAGCGCTGAAGCTGTAGACACATTAGCAGTTTCAATGTTTGTGATCCTGGTTCCATAGTCACCAGACGATGCTTCCAGCACAGCGATGCGAGCAATGTCATTAGCGTTGGTTGTCAGAAATCCTGAATAAGCCACCAGATGGGCTGCTAGGTCATCTTCATTTGCTTGGATGTCTACGCCATACTGACCCAGCGTAGAGTTGATAGATGCAATCGCGTTGTCTCGAGTTTGGATCCCAGCATCAAATACATCTTGGACTGATTGAGCAACCTGTCCTGTGGTTGCGTACCCGCCGAGAGTAAGGCTTACTGAATCAAGTACAGCTTGATTGCTCGAAGCAATAAGAGCTGTGAGGTCTGTTTCGAGCTGATCGATATCAGTCGATGGTGTGTAGTTTGTAGAAAGATCCAGAGCTACAGCATCAGCTGCTGCTTGAGCTGCAGCGATCGATGCGTTGATTCCGTCTAATGTCGGCTGGTCAATTGCTCCGTCTTGCCCGTCTGCACCATCAGCACCCTGTAAAGATGCGAGCCAGGAAGTAACATCTCCGGAATAGCCTTCCCGGACAGCAATCTCATAGGCGTTGGCGCCTTGGAAGATCTGAATATCTTTGAGGATATTATGATCGACATTTTCGTCAGCCAGGAGCGATAGATTGCGATCGAGATTAAAGATCGACTCCATGTAGTAAGATACATGAGCGATCTGAGGAAGAAGAGCTCGTACCTCTTCGATCTGTTCCCACATGTGGCCCAGACGTTTATCGACCAACCCTGATGGGTTGGAGAAGGGGCTAGCAGAAGTCCTCATTAAACGAACCCATTAACATCCAGCTTTCCATTTGACATGTTTTCACTGGCGGAGTTCGTGTCGCGAAACTCTGAGAGAAGCAGCGCAGTCTCATATTCTTGGTTGAGCTGAGCAGACTTTACCAAATTCTGTTCCCCGTTCTTATCGCCGTAAACTTTAGACGCTGTGAGAAGAACCAACGCTTTCTCGAGCGCCGGCGGGATATTGATGACGGTGTCTGTAGGCGTATCGTCGACAGTTACTAAAGGATGCAGAGCCTGGAAGATCACATAGAAGTTGATGCTCGTATGATTTGCTGTGATCTGAACGCAGTCATAGACTGGTGTGAACACTGAGAGAGGCTCTTGCTTCTTATTCATATAAAGCTGACGGCCATACTCGTCATAGACATCCAGGATCTTGGCAACTCGACCGTCCCAGTCTTCGCATGCTGAATCATCGATGTATTTGATGAGCTCCGCGGAAGCATCGTTACTTTGAGCAAACTGGTACCGCAGGTAGTAGTGCGTGATTGTCGTATCGGTGTTGATGATAAGTTCTTTTTTGCTGAGCAAAAAGCGAGTGAAAATATCTTTCAAGGCGTGGTTCAGATGAACCAGAACCTGAGCCTGACCTGCTGTGGAAAGAGTACCATCACCCGCCTCAGCCATCTTCAAGTTCGACAACTCACCGAGTGCGAGTCGTCGGATAATTTCACTGGTTAGGAGCGTAGACATGGCTCACCTCATCTGAACGGTCCTGGGTAGGTTCCGAATACGCGCTATACCACATAGGAGTCAATGTTATGAACATCCTCGACGGGATCGTCCCCGAAAATTGCATCGCCGCCCATACCTGCTGCTGTCTCACTGGGAACCCATGCTTGGAGCTCAGGGAGCATGCTAATCGTATCGAGGCAATCATCTTTACCCTTAAGGCCGGACTGAGTGGCCAGAGAGAGCTCAGACATGAACTGCTGCATGATCGGCGTTTCTTTCATCTCCTCAGGGAAATACATCTTTCCAGCCTTAAAATATGGCAGCACGAGATTAAAACGCTCAAGTTTATTCGCGATTGGCCGAATACCTGGGGTACCCTTTTGCATCGCGAAGTTAAACCAGATGTTCCGGATCATTTGTTCATTCTGGAGCCACTGGATAAAGGCGTTCTGTTGCCCACTGATCTCAACGCCGACGCTTTGAGGGTGGTACATAGACACAAGACGAAACAAATGATCGATGGACTCGTTCATCTTCATACGTTTGCATACACCATCCACCCAGAACCAATCCCGATTAGCATTGATAGCCCAAACACTGACAACTGAATTATCCGCCGTTTCACGATCGGATACGGCGAAATCTGTTGTGATGTAGAAATTAAAGGCACCACGATTATTGAGGAGCTGCTGTCGTCGATACCATTGGATTTCAGAATCCTGAACAAGTCGCTCCTCTTCAGAGCTGATCCGTAGCATAAGCTCTTGATTAAAGGCGCTGACTTTACCTGTCTTAACCGAGTCATTGTACTGCTCGAGAACGTACTCATATGAGAAACGATCTTCCCAGGAACCAGCGAAATCCTCTGGAGCACACGGGAACTCTTCACAGACAGGCCATACGTTGACATCCCATGCACCAGACTCAACGGCCTGATAGAGGATATCCATCTTGTTAAACGGTGTTCCATTGAAAACGATCTTTCGTTTCGTTGGATCCAAGGCATACTCGATACCCTTGTAGACCGTGTCTTCGATCGCGCTCATGGCTGCTTTTGATCTTGCATCATCATCCGAAACGAGATCATCAAGAACAGCCAGCTTGGGTCGCTTACCGAAGATCTTGGTTCCGCGGATACCAGTCTTGGCGCCGAACATTTTGATGCCGAAGCGCTTCCCGTCCTTGTTGACGTATTCGATGTAGTTATCGGTGAACTTGGCCTCAGGGAGGTACTCTTGAAGAAAGTCCGAGTTGTAGTAACGGAATTCGATATTCTTTCGAGCGGACTTTACGCCGTTATCCATGGAGTCGGAGACGTAGATCATCGAATCAAACTCGCCGAATCCGGGGAGCTCACGGAAGATGGCGGCGTAGAAGTTGAAATACTCGAAAAAAAGCGTCGTCTTTGCGATACCACGATGACAGAGGTTGGCGACCTTGTGTTTGTCAGTCACCATCTTGTCGAGCATTTTAAGGTGAACCACAGGCGTCTTGTGTGATTCTCCTTCGGATCCATTGATCAATTTGATCAGGTTCATGAATGTCAGAGCGAACTCCGACGGCTGATAGTTTCCACTATTCAGCGCGGTGTAATCTACTTCATCGAGCCAGTCGTCCACAGTCTTTTTGCGGACGCTCTCGAATTCTTCAACGGATAAGATATTACTCAACGGGAGATCCATCCTTTTCAAAGAGTTCCTGGTGAGCGATTTCTTTTGTGGGCATACCGGCATTGATCCGTTTGACCTGATCCTGGGCCAAACCGACGATGGCATTTTTGAGTTCACCAATACCGGAATTGTCTTCGATCTTGACGTCCATCTCGATCTTAGCGGTCTCGGGCGGCTTGAGAGCATCGATCAAACATTTCGCTGCATCCGATTGGACTTTCTCGGAATTAGCATTCGTCATCAGGTAGAACTGATGATTGATGGCTTGCTGATAGACGTCCTGGTTGAGGATGTGCGTCGGAATCAACGCCTGCTCAAAAATAAGGGTGACAAGTTTTGTCTTGTTATAGGCAGACACGAAGGAGCTGATCTGCTTTTCGACCCGACCTTCAGCATGCATACGAGCCAGCCGGTCTGGGAATGTAAGCCCCCAAGCCTGCTGGTTTGAGAATCCCATCATCTTGTAAGACACGTACGCGCAGGCGTTCATGTAGTCTTCGATCTTCCACCGACCGTCTTTCATGACGTTCTGGAAGCCAATGAAATTATCCCGAATGACATCTGCAGCCATCGGATCGTTCGAGATAGAGTTGAGTTTCTGAACTAGGGAATCAGTAATTTTGGTTCTCAGATTCGCCGGCAGAGCTTCTTTTAGCTCAGCTTTTGTGACCGCGTTTTCATCGACAAGAACTGTAGCCTCGGCTATACGAGCAGCTTCTTCGTCGGTCTTCGTCATCCCAGATGTGCGAACGATATCGGTGGTCATAAGAACCTCATAGCATTGAGTGTTGCTTTAGCACTTATTGTGAAACATTAATCGATACAACCCACGTAAAAGGAAAACCCATCATGAGCATCCAATTCAAAGACCCAAGCAAAATGCTGCCATCTGAAGCGACAGCATATATCGAGGATCTCCATAACGAGATCAAAAGACAGAACGAATTGCTTAAAGCAGCCGGCTCGCCTGATACATTTATTATCAGCGGCCAGGATGAATTTAAGACGGAATCAGATTTGCTCGCATCAATGGAGCTAGGTGAGGTCGTCGAGACGCATAGCTTTAAGCGTTTCGGTCATGGCTTCAAAGTGAAACTGGATGACCAGCGAATCGACGAATACCCCACACGAATTGAAGCGGAGCATGTTGCCATGCTCCACAACGTTAAGGTTTAAAGCTGAGGCTTAGGAAGCCCAGTCAGAGGATCCAGTTCGGGACCAGCTGATGGTCCTGGACCAGGATCTGTAGCCGGAGCTTCAACTGTCGGCTCTGGCGTAGGTTCAGCAGCAACATCAGTACCTGGCTCTGGAGCAACCTCCGGAGTCGCAGTTACTTCTGGCTCAGGTAGAGTAGGAGCAGGCTCGGCCTCTATAGGAGCTGGTGCAGCTGGTTCTTCAACAACAGGCGTTTCTACGACTGCAGGCTCTTCAACTGCTGGCTCTGGTGTAGGCGCAACTGGATCCAGTGTAGGTGCTGGAGTAGGTGTGCCGGCAGGCATTGTTGCAGGATCTGGAGCTGACGTTGTCGGAGCTGGCTCAGGTACTTCTGAAGATGGCGGACGCGGTGTCTGCAAAATCTCAGATTCTGTAACCGGAGCAGTCGGCAACGGCGATACTTCAGGAGCATCATTTGGTGTTGCACCTGGAAGATCCAGAGCAGCGCCAACAGCAACTGGATCAGTTGGATCAGCTACTGGTACCAAAGCAGGTGCTCCACCTGCCGCGGCTGCTGCAGCGGCGGCTGCTTCTGCATCAGCAACTTCAGCGTCGTGAACAGAGTCTGCATTCACAACTTCCTCAGGCAGGTCAGTAAGACCTTCCAGGAATGCAGGAATGTTCTCTAGAGCTTCAGCAACTTCGGACTGATAGTCCAAAAGCTTCTGTTCAGCTGCGTTACGGTTTTTAAGCGACAGCATTGCCCGATCTGAGTGTGTTTTCAGATCTTCTTCGTGACGCTTAATTTCGGCAACCCGAGCATTCATCTCGGTGCCGATTTTAGCATAATCGATATCAGCCATTGGAGTTCCTTTTCCGTTTGATCGATCAAATGGGTGTCTTAGCTAAGTCTGACCCTCAGACACGAGGAGGCCAGAACCATCGAATACCACCAGATTCGTCTTCGGAAAAGGTAACGTTTTGTTGGGGGACTGGATCCATACCATCACGAAAGACAACCAACGATACAACGTCATCGTTCAAGACTGATGTGATGATTGCAGGAACAGGCTCATTGACATAGCCCATAGCTTCCGCGTCTGGGCTCCAAAAATGGACAATACGTCCTACTGAAGGTTTCATGCTTGATTTTCCTTGTGAAGTTTTTCGCGGAGAAGATAGCCCTCGAGAGACCAGATTTTACGGACAGCAGCCTTCGCGGCAAACTTGCGCCCGAGTCCCTTATCAAAGTTCTTTGGATCTGCGGCAGCAGATTCACCGGTGACTGTGTAACCATTGTCGAGTGTCACCACAGCAATTGTAAGTGTGGGTGCCGACTCAGGATTGAGATACTCGATCGTTGCAATCTTATCGTGCATGCTATCAAGGGTCACACGGTTCGCGGTCTTTGCGACCGCAGCCGCTTCATTATCGCCTTGGCGCAGATTGCTGTCCTGGAAATCAGTCATTTTCAGCCTTTCTTGGGGTTTATGAATTAGCCTGCTTATAATTCATAATAACAAATAGCAACCCTATATAGAGTTCTCGTTACTACCAAGGCTTGGGGGAGGGGGGTCGCGGCTCCGCCGCAGACCCCCCTCCCCCAAGCCTATAGTGGGAAACAAAAGAAATTAAAAGCGCTATTTTCAAAAAGGTGCTGTGCTTGCGGAAAACCTGTAATGAACGTATAGCGATCAGACAGTTAGAGGATCTGACATGTCTGGCTTTGCACAAGAATATTTGAATGAAGGTGCTTCTGAGAATTACCTGACTCCACCCAATCCAGGTACTTCGCCTACAGGACCTCCGTACACACGGAGCTCAAATTATATTCTTCGCCAAACACTCGAAGCTCGAGACGCAGCCCAAGCTGCCGCACTCGAAGCAACGTCTGCAGCATCAGGTCTGGATATAGCTGCTCTCCCGGCCAGACCTTAGACGGAGATCCAAATGGGTGAACCACAGAACACAGACCTCTTTCGCGTAAACGTAGGAGGCACCCAAGGCACACCAGATACTGGAAGTCATTTTAGCGTCACCTGGGCAGAAATGCTCAGTGCGATTAGTTCGAACTTTGACATTCCCAGTTTGCTGACTTCTGCAGCCTTAGCGACTGCGCTTGTTCCATATGCTCAGTCACAAGATGTATATTCAAAAGCTGAGGTGGATGCGTCGCTTGCTGGATATGCGTCTGCAGGTCACTCGCATGCGATCGCAGACGTTACAGGTCTTCAAGCTGCTCTCGACGGAAAAGCTGCAAACACAAATGTAGCAAACTGGGATGCTGCATTCGCCTGGGGTGATCACGGCGCCGCTGGCTATGCAGACGGAACCAATGAAGCCAACTGGAATACGGCATACGGATGGGGCGATCATGCCAGCGCCGGTTATTTGACGAATATCGCAGGCCAATCAGTTGGAAGCCTTTCTGACGTAAATATTTCAACACCAGCTTCTGGAAACGTTCTTCGGTATGACGGAGCCAATTGGGTAAACGTTCCGCTGGCCGGTGGCGGAGACGTTACGAAGGTAGGAACTCCAGTCAATAATCAAATCGGTATCTGGACTGGTGATGGCACGCTCGAAGGGACGCCTAATCTTACATATGACGGGACTGATCTTTTTCTAGGATTAGGGACGGTTGCGACATGGGAATTTGGTGATTCAACTAATCCTAGATTTACACGATCAGAAACGAAGATTGGTGGGGTTGCGCTCTCAATGCAAAGATCCCGCGGGACGGTTGGATCAGAGACTACTCTCGTTGATGGTGATGTCGTCAGTGGTATGAATTTCTTTGGGCATGACGGAACATCGTTTGTTCAGGGGGCGCAATGGTTGGTTGATGTAAGCGGGACTCCATCCGCTGGTAATACATCAATGTCTATGCGCTGGGGAACACGCAATGCTGCTGGGACTCTAGCAGACAGAATGTTCCTTAGCGCCGAAGGTGATCTTCAAGTAAACGGCTCGGTCGCGACCGTCGATTCGTTTTTTTGTGTGACCTCTACCACGGACTCCGCCGTAGGTCTGCTTAGAGTCGTGGACAGC